ATCCTTGGGATACAATCCGATTTCCTTATATGTATGATTGACAACAATCAAGGGAATATCCTTGAGAGTAAGATGAGGTGTTACCATACGGAACAGGGACTTGAATGCTTTAGCACGAGACATGTCTGCAACCGACTTGCCTGCTTCGGCATCTTCGACTTCTTTCTTGGATGCGAGGTTACCCATGGAATCCAGTATGATGACAACCTTATCGTCACGACCGATATCACCCAGCTGCTTCATGATATCGAACTTCAGCTCTTCGACATTGGTAATAGGCGTATGTAGTCCACGCTTCATATCGATGCCGAAAGAATCAAAATAACCCTGAGGAGTACCAAACTCTGAGTCATAGAATAAAAGAACACTTTCTGGATATTTCTTTAGATACGCTGCTGCCATAAGGAGAGAAAAGGCAGACTTAAAGTGCTTGGACGGACCTGCCATGATAGTAAGGCCAGGAGTCAGTCCTCCATCTACGCTACCAGAAAGTGCTACGTTCACCATGGGAACGCTAGTAGTAATCATATCCTTCTTCTTATAGACTTTGCTATCAGCGAGGATATCAGTAGAATCAATTGTAGAATTCTTCATAAGACGTTGAATTAGAGACATAAATTTTCCTTTTAGTTATTAACCATTCAATACATTCTGTAACTTTTTTATAAATTCGTCAATCTTTTTTTCACGATCTGGCCAAACAATATTTGGTTTATCTGGATTCTTTTTTAAATTATTAAGTAATGGCATGATCATATCAAACATCATTTGCGCTTTTGCTTCTGCAGCATTGGCTTTGATCGACTGATCTGCCACTACTTCTTGCAGATCGTCTGCAAAGTCCATGCCAAAATCGAAATCAAATATCTCTTTTTTCATCTGTTAACTCCAAAAACTGTCTAAACTGGATTGTTTCTCTGCTTTCCAACCAATGGCATCGAGAATAGTACGCAATGGTTCCACGAATGCTTTATCATATTGCATATCATAATCAATATACTGATCTAATCCCAGCTGCCGGGGTAGGTTGCCTGGACATGAGATGACATTCTCACGCAAAGGATTGGGCATCTTAAGATAGCAAAATTTAATCTTATCGGACTCTTGTACTAGCTGGAATCTGGAGTCTAATTTCTTTTGTTTAAGAAGATTATTATATAATAAAGCTCCTCGTACCTGAATTGGTGTTGCTTTCTTATAAATTGTTTTAGAGTCGGAATATTCGCTAATTCCTTTACAACCTCTGGGAAATGCCACATCTTCAAACGGCAGTGTCATAAATTCTTTCTTGAAACTTTGAATAAATTCTATAACAGTATTCTCATCTTTAGTCATAATAAGATTGATAGCTTTTTTAATATTTTTACGACAAGCCTGAGGAGTAGAGGATCGTACTGCTTCAATACCAGTAATCTTCAGATAAGGTTCAGCATACTGTACACCTTCGTTATTGTAGACGTTCATGATGTAGCGCTTCTTGGCTGTCCAGATTGCTTTGTCTGCAATAGCTTCGCGCTTCATCTTCATTTTTTGAGAGTAGGCATTAACATATTCGCCAAGCTGTTCATAGCAGCGCTCAATAAAAGGTTCCAGTCGATCCTCGCACACCCTATCAATGAATTTGACGATTTCCTCAGTAGTCTTGCCCTCAAGGCCGCATTGACTGACCAGACGCTCAAGCGTAATGTAAATAGAATCCGTATCGCACGCCAAGACATAATCCATATCCTCCGTCTTAAATAATTTATTTAAATATTTGTTTACATCTCGTTCAATCCATTTGATGGACAACTTACCCGAGAGTGTGATTGCTTCTGCTAACTTATCATCAAACCAACGAAAGAACTCATTGGACAAAGCACCGTATGCTGAGTTAAGCTGGATCTTCTTTGCCAGCTGCATATTATGATTCTGAGCAATTGCTTTTTCTGTCTCATAAGAAGGATTGAGTTCGTGTTTCTGTTTGGCTTCGATCATTCTTTTCTTATAAACAACACGATCATCATACATCTTCTGCATGAGGCGTGGGAGGAATCCCATCTCATTCTTGCTAAACAAACTACCAGATCCTGTGCAGGTTAGATTGTTAGAAGTGATGTGATTCTTTACATTGAAGTCATTAAGATAATTATCTAACATTCGGTCAACGCCGTCATCACCTCCCAGGCCTTCCATGTGTCCTGCATATGTTTCGGGTGAGATGTTATACTGCATGATCAGATGAGGATACAGCGAATTTAAATCGAACGACACGACCCACTTGTGCATTCCTACCTGAGGATCTTTAACATGGGCTCCGATAATTTGCCTGTCTTTGGATGTCCTCTTGTTCTGAGGAACTACGATACGCTGGCTTAAAAGATAGTTATGAATAATCACATCCCACATCTTAACTGATGTAAATGTATCCTGATAGTTTACCTTACCGTCATAGGCAATGGCCAATACCTGTTCAATAAACTTCAGCTTATCTTCCAGACGATCAACAAGATCCACATCTCGAATATTATACTCGATGAACTTCTGATAATCTTTCTTGTAAAGATCGAATAGTGAATCGTATTCGGAATAATCCATCTTGCGTTCACCCAGCTCTACATTACAGATATGATCCAGACGATAGGACTCCTGCATTGTAAAAGAAAACTTCTTGTACAGAGCCATATAGTCAAGAGTGGCGATACCTATAGGAACATATATTTGATTATCTCGTCCATTAATTACGATAGTTCTCTTCTCGAGCATTTCCCATGGCGACAACTTCTTTGCCATATGACTGCCAAGGATCTTTGTTATACGATTGATGATGTAGGGAATGTCGAAGAACTCCACGTTCCAACCAGTGATAATATCCGGATTGATGGAGCGCCAGGCATCTAAAAATTTAATTAAAAGTTCAGTTTCGTCTTTACAGTTGATGTATTTTATTTTGGGATTATCTGTCTTAAATTCTCCAACACCAAGAGCGATGTAGAGATCTTTAACCTTCATTGTTATTGCTGTAATAGCTTTGTCGGCAGTTTCAATATTGGGAAATCCCTGATCTGCTGCAACTTCAATATCGATATTGAGTTTTGAGATTAACTTGGGATCGTAATCAATTTCACCCGGATAATAGTCATTGATAAAAGTATATGCGTAATTATTAAATCCGTAGACTTCAAATCCTTCTACGTCAGAATATCTTTTAATAAAATCTCTTGCCTCACCAGGAGAAGGAAAGTCAATCTTGTCCACCTTCTTGCCTCGGAGATTGCGATAGGGGCTGTCGTTATTCTTAGAATGAATAAACAGATAAGGTTTACAGGGGATTTTTTCCTGTACACGTTTACCATTTTCATAGCCACGCAGGAGAATGTCATTATGATGCAAGGAAATGTTGGTATAAAATTTTGTCATTCTACCATTCTATAGTTATTGTTCAAAAGAGTCAAGGGGGAAATCAATCCCCCTTGCGTATTATTTGGAACCCTCATTAGTAATAAATGTCACTTCTCTCTAATATCTGGCCATCCAGGAGTCACCATCTTCGGGTGCCTCCTTTAGCAACGCGCTCGATATCACAGCGAGAAATGCCGATATCAGACAGCTCTTTATCTGAAAGAAATGACAGTTCTTTACGAGTATTAGATTCCTTGATCCTCTTGGAATACCATTTCACAAAGTTATGGATAAGTATGTCTACTGACATTCATTTGCTCCCTTCTGCTAAAAAACTCTTTTCTGTTTTCACAGTTGGAGAAGAAGGTTCGTTGATGTCTACCTTCTTGGGCTTCTTAGAATCAGGAATAATTGCCTCGAGCCAAATCTTCAACATACCATTGATAAGATCTGCATTTTTGATCTCTACTGAGTCAGCAATAGAGAATGTACGAGTGAACGGACGATCAGCAATACCCTTGTAGATGTACTGATTATTAAGGCCTTCTTGTTCTAGATCGCCAACATCGGTATGTCCAGCAATCGTAAGAGTGCCGTCTTGGATAGTAACGTCAAGGTTATGCTTACCGAAGCCGGCGACTGCCATCTCGATCACATACTTATTTTCGTCTACCTTGACGATGTTGTATGGTGGGTAGTTAGGGATTACTTTGGCCATTGTCTCAGAAGCTTCCTGAAACTTCTTGATCATGCCATCATAACCGACGAAATGCTTTCCAAATCTGTCTGCAGGAAAAGCAACGTCAAAGAACTTATTAAAGTCAAAAGTAGTCATATAGACCTCCTATTAAGCAAGGTTGATTGTGTAAATGTAGCTCCATTACGGCAACTACATAAATATATATAATGTATATCAGTATGAATGTCAAGAGAATAAAAAAATATTTTTGAAAGCAAACGCATGATTAGTTTTAAAGATTTCATAAAAGAAGAAGAATCCGATGATACCGCAAAGATCATAAAGAGCTTTGTCGATTTTGCTAGCGAACGTCTGGGTATCAAGAAACATCCCAAAGTCAAGCTGATCAAAGATCATC